GACCAGGCGAACTACTTGGAGTGTAACTATTACTCCTCGAACAGTGTGGGGTACTACTCGAATCTGATGGTCTATGATGGAATCAATGTATTCTCCAACATTTCCTCGAATGCCTATAATGAATTGACCCCCGATCAACAGGGTGGATTTACCCCGGTCATAGAATACTCTAATGTCTCCACCACGGATAGTCCCCACCACTATGTCAAGGTCATCACACATTACTCAAACCTCGTGGTTTCTAATGTTGTGACCTACTCCAACATAGACGCGAATGCGTACTCAAATTTGGTCACAACCCGACCTTCCTTCACAGTGTTCCGGAAATACGTCCCAAGTGGATACTTTGAAATTTCTGTCCAAGAATACGCTGCAAAGTCCCTAGAAGATCGGGAAGGCTATGTTCCCGTGACGATTCCAGAGATGATTACTTCTAATTTACAGCCTTTTTATACCCTCGTTTCGGGTTCTGAGTGAACTCGTTCCAGTCGCTTTGCGACTGACCTCTTTACACTTGTTACAAACTACTTTTGTCCTAGTTTGTAACAAGTATCAAACAAAGCCTCCGGCTTTTTCAGTGTTTAAAAAAACCTCATCTTATATTAAATGTCGTTCGAACCACCAGACGGCATTCTGGACATTGGGAATGCGACACTTCGGGTGGGAAAACTTGAAGTCGCTGAAACCTCAGGTCTGAACCAGGGTCTCTTGAATATCGTAAAGAACAACATACTCATAAATGAAAATATCGAATATCCCAGCTCTAATACATGGGGTATCAAGCTCCCTACAACTTGGGTCGCTGAATTTGATGTTAAGGGTCATTCTACCACTAAATATGTAGAATTCAATTTTTACAATGAAGATAAAACTTCAAACGCTTTAGGATACCTTCTAAACTTTAAGGATACAACTTTATCTTTGATGTACGATACAAGTTTATCCCAAGATCAAAATATTCTCGCCACAGCCACGATCCCTACTATCGTTGGTGCTTTCAGAAAGGTCAATATCTTCTTTGAAAGGGGTGTGATCTCCGTCTCCATAGATGGAACTCAGTATCTGTACCACAAGGAAACGGATGGTTTCAACCAAGGTCTCGGTGTCGCTTCACGTGTCGTGAGTACAACCGGCTCAGCTTTTGTGAACCTCTTCATAGAGGAGACTGCCGCAAATTCTAAATTCAAAAACCTTAGGATCGTTAACGGACGATTCATATCCGACAAAACGAGTAACATCGCGTTCATAGGTGGTAACCTAGGCGTGGGTGTGAACTCCCCCCAAGAAGCCCTCGATATCCGAGGGAACATGCACTTCAATAGGGTCTCCAATGTGAGCCAAGTCAGTGTGGACTCCAACGTGGTGACCGAATACACGGGACCCCACGATCGACCCCTGCGGAAGTACCCGGAGGTGGCTTTGACTGCTGATGCGGCTACGGCTTCTGGGTACAAGGGGTATATAGTTAATCAAAGTTCCTTTTATGAAGGGTCCACCGACTATGCGTGGAAATCATTTGCAGGAAATCAACACTGGTTATCTTCGGGTACTGCATTTGATGGTGGGGATGATGTATTTAACGATACTAATGGACCATGGATAAGTATACAGTTACCTACTAAAATTAAACTCGAATACTTAGAGTTTTATACAGGATCGGGTCGTCCAGGTCAGACAGTTGCAGGTGGTTCCGTGTATGCTAGTAATGATGGTAGTAATTGGACTAACATTGGAAGTCTTGACAATTTAGGAAACTACACAGATACAGCTCCCGCGCATGTAAAATTTACACACACAACCCGTTATGATAGGTATTTACTTCATGTCACATCGGTGAGTTTATATACATACGCACATATAGAAAAATTGTCACTCTACGGCCACGAAGAAGGCAGTGGCTCCCTAGACACCACCCTAAAGTCCGTGTACAACGTGCCGGCGACCACGGGGACCCAGTTGGAGGTCTACTATGATGCGAAGGACTTGGCGGAGATGCCGAGCACCGTGACGGACCTTTCCCCAAATACAAATACCGGAGCTTTGTCAACATCTCCACCCACATTGGATACGACTGATGGTATAGAATCTTTCAAGTTTGATGCGTCTTCATCCCAAAGAATAACGAGCACTATAGATACATCGTACTGGGGTACAAACAAACTTCATTCAGTCTCCTTTTGGTTTAAGGCTGATACAATTAATGGGAAGTTTAATATTTTTCATATAGGAAATCCTGCCGCGTCCGAATCCAGTGGATTTTGGATTAGCGACGGTTCCGCGGATTCTAATGGTGGGAACAGTTTAAATTGGTGGTTTTATGGTGGAGATTCTACATTAAAAACTTCTTCATTTTCGTGGGCTTTGGATACATGGTATCACATAGCCCTGACTTTTGACGGTTCAACTAAAAAGTTGTACGTGAATGGTAAACACATCGATTACTCAGTGGGTAATGTTATAACTACTCTACCCACGGGTATTCCTGCTTCGGCTTCACTGGCAGTCGGTAGTACAACCAATTCAGGTGATTACTTCGACGGTTCCATCGCCAATTTCCGTGTATATGGAGCAAAAGTCCTCAATACTGGGCAGGTTCAGGAACTCTACGATTACCAAAAGGATTACTTTTTGGGGTCCAAGTCCCAAGTGACCCTGTACAAGGGACACTTGGGTGTGGGGGTCACCGAACCCTCGGGCCAATTGGAACTCGCGGGAGATGAGCGGATTCAAGAGTATCCTCCTAGGGCTATGACTGGATGGGAAACGTATATGGAAGGTCATGGGGTATTTAGAGCTGGTAAAAGTGGTCATGACGATTATTTGGGGGCATGGGATAGATGGAAAGTTTTTAATAAAGGCTTCACCACGTCTGGTGGCACCGCGGGTGATAGTTATCACGGTGAACTGTCTTATAGTACATCAACCGGTTTATACACGGGGCACGTCACTTCCTCCCAGATCGAAAGATTAGGTGGTATACTCGGTGATTACTTTATTCTCGATATGCCATATAAAATATCGTTAAAACACATAAACTTAACATCAGCTAACCAGAATCGTTCACCAACAGAATTCATTATTCTAGGAAGTAATGATGGTTCAACATGGACACAAATAAAAAGTTTCTCTTCTTCATTTACTGGCTCCGGTCAAACATTACCATTCCAGGTAAATAGTAACGAATATTTTAGTTATTTTGGATTGGTTGTAACAAAAGTCGTCGCATCAGATGGATATCTTATGCTTTCCGAATGGCAACTCTTCGGCACCCCCGGTCCCACGACCCTCGATAAGGGTTCGCTGACTCTAGGAAGGTCCCTCGATGTCCCCCGCATTTCGCGGTACGACGTGGATACGGAAACCCCGAGACCCGAGAAGTTGGTGCTGGATTATGATACCACCGTCAAGAACGATGGAAGAGCGCTAGATATCTCTGGGAGTGGAAATGATGGATTTTATTACGGTCACGCCTATTACTCTGCGCCAGATAAGGCATTTAAATTTGATGGGACAGGTGATACTGTTTATGTTGATACCAATGGTAATATATCTGATACTAATTTACCTACGGGTGATGCTATTTACACTATGTCATGTTGGATAAAAGCGAATTCGGCTCAATACGGCTCTGACGCGGCCGTGTTTTACTTTGGGAGTGGTTGGACTAGTTACCAATTAGCGGGTATATATCATGGAATCAACGGTAGAATAAATATGGATATAGGTAGCTACAATATGAAAACAGCCACAGGAACAATTCAATCAAATAGATGGTATCACGTAGCCATAGTAAAGAGGGGAACGGGGACCCTCACATCAGCTCGTAGTTATGGTAGTATTTATATAGACGGTGTGGAGATTGATCCCGCGAATTTGACTTACAACGCTGGTGGACCACAAGCACTTCAAAGCATAGACAATATATCGATTGGTTCCAATTTTAATGGAGTACCAGGTAGTTTCGGTGAGGCTTTTAATGGGTGTATTTCCAAACCCCAAATATGGAACGTCGCCCTCGAAAACTCGGAAATCAATAAACTCTACCGTCTCGGCCGAACCGGGCGGTCCATGGTCATCAGCGACACGGCCGTCGGTATCGGGAAAGTCCCCGAAGCGCACTTGGATGTGAGGGGGTCACTGAATGTGACTGGTAATTTTAACGGTAATTCACCATTAAAATTTTATAGGTTTCGATTAAACTTACCCTTGAACAACACCGGTACATCATATATCAGACGAAACGACGGAGCGGCGGGGTTCCCATCAGATTACGATGATACAAAAATAATTAGTATTTCTAGTGTAGTATATAATCATAATGGTGATGTAGTCATGGGACAAGGTGAAGATACCGCATGGAAACACAGTATATATTCAATACCACTACATAGTGGCTCGTCGAATGCAGGATTGGTTATCTACCAAAAAGGCTCGAACACGCAGTCAAGTAGCGGTGGTGATCGGCGTTTAGAAATTCTCGTCGTAACATATTAAAATAAAATACTATTTGATAGTATATGGATTCTCTATTACAATACGATTTAGTTGATAAAATCCTATCAGGGTTTTCGAATGTTGTGCCGCAACAAATAGTTATCGAAAATTCTCAAGGGTGGGTATCCAATGTATGGGAAACGATTACATATGAAAATAATGAAGATAAACCACCGAGAGTTGATTTCGAGACTAAACTCCAGGAACTTGTTGACAGTCAACCCAAAATTCGTAGTAAAATTCATGAAATTCTCAAAATACGCAACACTCTTCTCAGTGCTAGTGATTGGACCCAGCTCGGGGATGTATTTATCAATGCTGAAATGCATAGTAAATGGAAGAAATATAGGAAAATGCTTAGGGAACTACCAGAAAGTGGAATAGATTATGATTCTGATGGGAATCCACTTGAAGTACGATGGCCTATTAATCCCGATAATATGATAGAGGGTGGCCCAGATGTGTGTATAAGAAAACGTGATTTCACACCCTCCAGACCCGGATCAAATTTTATGTGATAGTGAATGCTCGGTATCAAAGTGCTTCCAGCACTTAAAAATAAACTCTCACTATATTATAAAATGTCTGGTGGTATTGCCCAACTCGTAGCCGTCGGAGCCCAGGATGTGCACCTCGTCGGTCAGCCCGAGGTGTCTTTCTTCAGGTCCACCTACAAACGTCACACTAATTTTTCCCAAACTGTCGAGCGTCAAGTCATCCAAGGCAACGTCTCGAATGATGGTATGTCCACCGTCCGCTTCGAGCGCAAGGGTGACATGCTCAACTATGTCTATCTGGTTCCCAACACAGGCACTGCGACGGTTGCCGTTGCTGACTGGAGGACTGTAATTTCCAAGGTCGAGTTACTAATTGGTGGTCAACTTGTGGATGAACAGGATTCTACCTACTCTACCCTCATCGCTCCCACCCTCTCCGCGACCTCCTCCTCCAAGTCGGTTGCCGGTGATCTCTATGGTGGCTCCACCAACGAGCGCTTCTACCCTCTCAGGTTTGCTTTCTGTGAAAACTGGCAGACTGCCCTTCCTCTCATTGCTCTCCAGTACCACGATGTGGAGCTTCGCATCACTTGGGGTGCCGCCGCCGCTGATTCCAGCAAGAAGTGGGACATCTACGCGAACTACGCCTACCTCGATACCCAGGAGCGCGAAGTCTTCGCTTCCCAGCCCCAAAATATGCTGATCACCCAAACTCAGAAGGCGATCTCTTCGGGCTCCAAGATCCAAGAGCTCAATTTCAACCACCCAGTCAAGTACCTTGCCTCGGCGGACAGCTCTGCTCTCGCGATCCTCAACGATGATAACAAGCTCAAGCTCCAAATTAACGGCACCGATGTGTCTGACTTCAAGTTTGCGAACCCTAACTACACATCGGTTCCTCTCTACTACCACACCTCCCACGGTAACTCTACCCCCGGTGACAAGCTCTTCACGTACCCCTTCTGCCTCGAGACTGGTAAGCTGCAGCCCACCGGTACCCTCAACTTTTCCCGACTTGACTCGGCTCGCATCGTGAATGAT